TACATCAGGTGAAATGACTCCATCACAGAAACGATCAAGGATAGCCCAGAAGAAAAGACTGGGACAACCAGCAGGTAAACCAAGAAGAGTAAAGGCGGTAAAGCGTGGCAATAAATAAAAAAAACATGAAGTGTAACGTTCCCAAGAGGCAAGTGTCTGGTGGGAAGAAGTTCGTTGTGAAAGCCTGTCAGGGTGGCAAGGAAAAGATAGTACGCTTTGGTGATGCTAACATGAGCATTAAGAAAAGTAACCCTGCACGTAAGAAAAGTTATTGTGCTAGGTCAGGTGGAATCAAGGGTAAGAGTAATAAACTGTCTGCAAACTACTGGAGCAGAAGAGCTTGGAATTGTTAAATGGCAAGATATAGTTCATACGGTAATTTAGATAACCGAATAGCAGAAGACCTAGATCAAGGGTTTACGGGCTTTAACAATAAGTTAAGGCCAGATCAGTTGCGTCCAGGTATTTTGACTGAATCTAATAATGGACGTATGGACATTAATGGTGAGTGGCAACCTAGAAGGGGTATTGAATTATTTTCATCTCCCTTTGTTTCTGGCGTTTTTACCTTACCGTTTTATCTGTACGAATCAATTCCTGCTGTTAATACTTTTACTAGAGTTGGTGATCTTATTACTATAGATTTTGGAACTAATGCTCACGGGATAATAAATGGTACTGGCGTAAACATTAGTGGATTTGATTACACTGGATTAATAGATCCTAATGGAAATTTTATTGCTACTTACGTAAGTGATTACGTTATTACTTATACTGTAACTGGGTTAGATAGCACTCCTACCGATGACTCATTAGCTGTTACTGGCATGAAAATAGATTCTACTGCTGGTAACTTTATTGAGGCTTCTTGCGAGTTCTCAGATCCTAATAATGATTCTGAGTCTTACGTAGCTTGCGTAGCTACTAACAGCACAGTGCTTGTTAAGACTGCTGATTCAGGATCTACTACAGTAACACTTACTTATCCTGCTGGAGAAACCGTTCCAGAAGGAAGTACAGTAATTCAAGCGTTTAACAAGTTGTACATATTCCGCAAAGGAGATATTGCAATGGAGTGGGATGGAGATATTAGTTCTCCTGCATTTTCTCTTGTTGCTAATGGAAATTATTCTCAACCTAAACAACTCACTCCGACCAGGGTAGATGTCACTGACGGTAAGGCTACTGCTACATTTGGTAGTTTATCTGCAATGAATGGCCTAGACGTTGGGGATCTTTTTACCATAGAAAGCACAGGGTCTCCCTCAACTTTTACAGTAGGAGATCAATTTATTGTAGCTGAAAGAGACAATACTGCTTTTACTGTAGATTTTTATATTCAGCTTGCTGATTCTAGTAATGTTAGTGGAGTCATTCTTCAACAACCAGTTTCTATTGGCCTAGGATTTACGCACTCTCCCGCTCCTGCGTTTGGTACGTATCATCAGCGCAGACTGATTGTACCGTATCAGTTCGATGTTACGGGAACCTCTGGATCAGCAACAATTACTGACAGAAATATTGTGGATGAGGCTCTGTTTTCAGATATACTTGATGCAGATACTTACGACAGAATTTATGGACAGTTCAGGTTTAATGCTGGTGCGGCTGATTTTATTGTAGGCTTTCATTCATTTTCGGATGACAAACTGGTTGTCTTTAATCGCAATAGTGTACATATTGTTGCTAACAGTTTAGATTTAGGAAGCTCAGCATCTCAGTTAATTACTAATGAAGTTGGCTGTTTAGCTAGGGATAGTGTACAGCAGATAGGAAACAGTATGGTATTCCTATCTGATAATGGAGTTTATGGATTGGACTTTATTGACTTGTACAATCTTAGAGGACAAGATGTTCCATTATCAGCATCTATTGAGGGAACTATTAAAAGAATTAATAAGGCACACGCAAGTAAGGCTAAGTCTGTTTACTTTGATAATAGGTACTACTTAGCTGTACCCCTTGATAATAGCACCACTAATAACGCTTTACTTATTTACAACTTCCTGAATAAGCAATGGGAATCTATAGACAGTATTAATGACCCTGACTGGGAGTACAGTGAATTAACTGTTGCTGGTGAGGGAGATAAGCGTTCAGTGTACGCAATAAATCGTAACGGTGGAGTTCATCAGTACGAATCTAGGATTGATGACAGGGATCTATACATAGTTCAAGTAGGTGGTACTGTTACTAATTCACAAGTACTGTCTTCGGCTATTACTAGGATGTTTAATCTTAATTCTTTAGACCGCAAAAAGTGGAACAATTTTGATTTGCATATTCAATCTAGTGAAAACAATACTTCAGATGCAGACCTGGAAGCAATCACAGAAAATATTGATGATATAATAGACCTGAATAGCATTAGTGATCTTAACGGATCTCCTCTTGCTATTGATGAAGATGTCTCATTAAGGGGCAGATTTGGAAACAGAAGAGCTTACGGATTACAGTTTAAATTGACAACAACTAAGGGAAGACCTAGATTAAGAGCATTAAAGGTAGCTGGAGCTACATCATTTAGAAGTTTAGATAAGGCAGAATAATGGCAGTACTTACAACAGGAAATACATTTTCAAACGGAGATCAGGTAACAGCAAGCTCTTTAAACAATGCAGTTAATGATGCTGAATTTGCTGATGGAGCAGTAGATGGAATCTCTACTCAAAAATCAGGCTCTGGCGCAATCATCGTTAAGGACTTAGGTATTAGCAGTGGCAAAATTGCTATTGATGCTGTTGGAACCGATCAGCTAGCAAACGATGTAGTAATTAGCACAAGTGGTAGTATTACTGGAGCTGCTGGATCGTTTACCACCCTTTCAGCATCTGGCGATATTTCGGTAACTGGGTCAGTTAAACAATCTGGAAATGAGGGCAATTTAATTCTAAAAGGTGGAGATACTGATGGTGCGAATGTTGAACTATACGGAGCGTCTCATGCTTCACAGGCTAATAAAGCATTTTATGATGCAAGCACTCATTCATTTCGCCCTGAGGACGGATCATCTGACCTTGTTGTAATTAGTTCCTCTGGTCTTACAGCATCTGGCGACTTAACAGTAGACACTACGACCCTTAAGGTAGACTCAACTAATAACCGAGTAGGCATTGGAACTGCATCTCCAACTCAACTACTAGATGTAGACGGTGCTGCTAGGGTAGTTGGTAATTTATTTGTTGGCACAGATGACACTACACCCAATGGAATTATTGATGTGTACGGTGGTGGCACTGGTCAATACGAAGGTGGAGAAATAAGACTCCGCACTGCGGCTGATTGGGATACCACATACAACCATTATTTTATAGATACTTACCAAGACGATCTAAGAATAGGTAGAGCGGGTAGTACAGACATTACGCTAACTTCTGATGGCAACGTCGGTATCGGCACTGTGGCTCCTGACTCAAAGCTTCACGTACGCAACGATGGCACTGATGTTGTGTTAGCTAAATTTCAATCTGATTTGGGATCTAACACTAGAGACTTCCAGATCAAAACGCCTACATCTGACAGTGCAAGTGAGCCATTTAGGTTCACCACAAACAACTCATTTTCCTTTGAAATAGATGATTCAGAAGAAGTAAGGATTAATGATGATGGCAACGTAGGCATTGGAGACAGCAACCCTTCCTGCAAGCTAGATGTAAATTCTGGAGTCACCAACGAAGTAGCGTTGTTCGAATCTACGGACGAAACGGCTTACATAGGACTTGCAGACAGCACTGGCTCTGTTCAATTTATTACTTATTCAAGTGGTGCCTTGAGGATTGCTACAGGTGGAGCTGCTGGGGGAGGGAGTGTTGGAACATCTGGATTGTTTATAGACCAAAGCCAAAATGTTGGCATTGGAGATGATACACCTTCTTACAAGTTGGACGTAAATGGCACTGGCAGATTTGTTGGTGAGCTAACTCTTGATGACCATGTACTTCATAATATTAGCGGAACACAAACAAGGCAGCCAGGGTATTATGCTGGGACTTACGGCCTTGAAATAGAGCAGACTGCTCAAGGTTCAACTATTCACATGGGAAGAAGTAACGGCAACTGCATGAATATTGGTGCAGATGCCACTGCTGCTGGTACAGATGTTAATGTTGTATACTTTAGGGATACGGGTGCTGGTAGTCCTGTTGCTAATGAGGTTGGAAAAATAATTATAGACACAACTTCTACTAACTACGAAACTTCATCTGACTACAGGCTAAAGGAAAACGAGGTAGACATTACAGATGGTATTGATCGCCTAAAAGAGCTTAAGCCTTATAGGTTTAATTTTACACGTAACCCAAGCAAAGTAGTAGATGGGTTCTTTGCTCATGAAGTGAGTCCAGTGGTTCCAGAGTCTATCAGCGGTGAAAAAGACCAAGTAGACGATGAGGGGAATCCAGTATATCAAGGCATTGACCAATCTAAACTAGTACCGCTTTTGACAGCAGCACTACAAGAGGCTGTAGCCAAGATCGAATCATTGGAAGCTAGAGTGCAAACACTGGAAGGATAAAGATGTTTTACGGAGATTACGAAGACGACTACGAAGATCTTACCGACGAAGAGTTCGAAGAGCTTTACGGGTATAAAAGGGAGCCGTTTTTTGAGAATCCTTTTGGAATATTCAGTGGGGAGCCTTTAGGTCGTCTAGGTGATCTTGCGGATTTTTTAGATATAATTGGCATCAGGGCTTCTGAGATGTCAAAGGGAAGCTACGAAGATTCAGATGGAGATGGAATAGCTGACGATATTTATAGTGGACGGGGAGCATTATCGGGTGAACCTGTTAACATTATTCAACGTAATGAAGCTGGTGAACAAATAGGAACAATTCTAGGAATTAGAATTGGATATGGGGATAATAAAAGGGTTGTTACTCTTGATGAACTAGCATCAATTAATAAAGCAAGGAAAAGGGCAGGACAAGATGAAATAACTACACGTATGACTGGGTATGTTCCAGTTTTTGTTGACGAATCAGGTGCTACTGTTAGCAATGAAACTAGTAATGTTAGGACTCCTAGTACTACTACTACTACTACTCCTACCCCTCCTGCTCTTCCTGCTACTTCTACTTCTGCTCCTGCTGGTACTTCTGCTAGACCTACTACTCCAACTCCTTCAATTTATGGTATTGAGGGTGGAGGCGGAGGAACGCGCATAATTACACTTCCAGGTGGAAGGACAATACCTGTTCCAGAAGGTTTAAATCCACTTCAGTTACTTACTCAAGGGTTAATAACTAGAGAAATTTATAAACAAGAAACTGGGGAGGACGCTCCAGATACTATCTCTCCAGATGATACAGATACTGATATAGATACTGATATAGATACTGATGTAGATACAGATACTGATATAGATACAGATACTGATGTAGATACTGATATAGATACTGATGTAGATACCGACACCAATACCGAAATAGATACAGACACAGATAAAGACATGAATGAAGAAGAAGAAACTATAGACGAAACTATAGACGATGGTGTAGACGATGGCACAGGCACAGGCACAGGTACAGGTACAGGTGCAGGTACTGGTACTGGAGAAGGATTTGACTACGAAAAGTTTTTCCAGATGCTTAGTGCAATTCCTGCATTCCAATCAGGAGCATCATTTGAAGCAGGAGAAGTCCCAGGAATATATCCTACGGCAATAGAATCTCTTCCTCAAGCATCAGCATTTATTCAATCTATACTGGAGCTTGATCGTCCTGTTTCAGAACAGCAAGCAGGGCTTAAGACAGACATTTACGGAAACATAATTGAAGACGTACGTGAAGCACAAGGCCCATTGATGCAATCACTTGCACAAAGGTCTGATATGCTTGGCGCAAGAGCTGAAGGACTAATGGGTCAGTTGTCATTCCTTGAAAATCGAGCTGCTACCCAAGCTGGTTTTGGTCAGGCTTCTGCACTTGGTAGAGAAATAGATCCTTTGCTTCGTGAGCAGCAAGCAGGACGTTTGCGTGAGGAACAAAAGAACATTAACTTGCAACTTGCAAGTAATCTTCTTGGTCAGCAAAGAGCTACTGCTGGACTAATGGCAGATATTGAGGGTGGTATTTATAGTCAAATAGCTCCTGAAATTGGAGTAGATCCTGGACAAGTTCTTGGAATTACTGGAATGGACATTGGCAACATCCTTGGCGAAAGGCAAGGGACTAGAGCCGCTGAAGCTATTTCTAGAGGAGCCGAAAGGCAACTATACGCTCAGGCTATACCTTATGCTGGACAAGCTGTACAATTTGGTTATGATATGATAAGAAATCTTTTAAATAGAAATAAAGATAGTGCTGGTTTTTCAATAAATCAAGACACAAGGCCCATGGCTAATGTAAACCCTATCGTTTAAATATTATGGCACTTAAATCAGGAACCCCCGTAAATCTTTCTGCACTTCGCCAAGATTACTCAGCACTCCCACAGATAGCTGCTGTAAAGGCACAGGCTAATCAACAGTTATTTAATACTATTAGCGAGGGCATAGAAAAGCGTAAGCAGAAGAAAATAGAAGCAGACGAAAAAGCTTCAAACATTAGAGTAATTGAGCGTGTCTTAAATTCTCCTTTAGGGGAAAGAGTATTTGGTCAAGATAGACCTAGTGCTGAAGATGTGTACTCTTCTATGGGCAAAGGCGGGCAAGGAGAACTTGTTAAGTTGCTAACCACTATGCAGAATGCTGAGATTGCTCAAACGGAAGAGCAGCGCAGGTTGGCTTTGCTTAAGGCTGAACAGTTAAAGGCTAGAAAAGAAGCAATATTTGAAGATGTTAGGACTAATTTTAAGGGCCAAGCCCAAACAGAAACTGGAGCATTTAGAGCAACTCCAGAAGTAATAAGTCGTGTTGCTGAAGATTACAAAGGCATTTTAGCCCCAGAAGAAGTGGCTGCAATAGGAGCTGACCTTACCAAAGAATATAACCTTCGTGGAAGAGAATTAATACAAAAATTTTCTAAGGACGATCCTCAGTTTGAGGAGTACCTTACTGCGTTGAGCAAGCTTCCAGAAGACACTAAACTTCAAAGAGATTTGTTTGGCATTAAGTCTGGCCTGGATCTAATTCCAATGTATGCAATTACCAAGGCAATACGTAATTACTTTCAAGGCAAACAGGAATTTGAAGCAGGCCCTTTTGATCTTGAATCAATAGAAAAATACAATGAACGCATTAGGAGAAATCCAGAAATTGCTCAAGCGGCAGGTCTTCCAGAACGTCTTTATGATCTTATTAAATCTGGGAGAATGTCAGAAGAAGTTCAAGAAAAAAAAGAAGTTAACCTGGATGATGGAACTAGTGTTTATATTTACGGCAATCCGCAAGCGGCTACTGCATTAGGATCATTTTAACAGTTAATAAAACTTAATCATTTTAATTTCAGAATGTTTCGTCGAAAGAAATAATGCCAGACTACGTATTCAGGTCTAGAGATGGTCAAACTGAAAGAGTATATTCTGAAAAAGAACTTACTCAAGACCAGTTAGAAGAGTTAAGCTACCAGCTCTTTGAAGATATTTCCATGACTCCTGGGGATATTCTTCGCAGTCAACGTGCTAATGTCAGTGACATGAAGTACTCCTTGGGAGAGTCTGCTGTAGATTTTGCTGCTTTAGGCAGAGGAGCTGAAGGACCTCCTTTGGTGTACACTACTCCACAAGCTAGACAAGTTATTGCTGAACTTGAACCTGAGTACAGAGAAGCAGCTAAGGTTGCTGAACTTGAAAGACAGGCTGATTTAAATAAAATATCAGACTCTTTGAATCAAGCCAGAAGAGAAGCCAGAGAAGAGATAACTGCTCCTACTCCTCAACGTGTACAAGAAGATTTCGCTTATCAAGTTGTAGACACTATTGGTCAAATAGGAACTCAGCTTGCAGGATCAGGTCTTGGAGGTTTAGCTGCTGGCCCAGTTGGTGCAGGTGCTGTTTTTACTGGCAGTACTATTCCATTAGGATATACAGTTGGCAAAGATGATTACTACAGAAGCATAGATAAAACTCCATCTACAGCTACACCTGAAGAGCGAGATACTGCTGAGGCTGTTGGGGCTATAAATGGTATAAAGACCTACGCTCTTGAAAAAATTGGTATTAAGGGAATACAAAAAGTATTTCTTAAGAACAAGGAAATAAACAAGAATCTTTTTAAATTAGCAGAAGAGGGTAAGCTTACCAAAGATTCCTTTAAGGAAATTACTAAGGATGTAGGCAAGGCCGCACTTGGCGAAGGTTTTACTGAAGCTGCTGATGAAGCTGGTTTAAATATTCTTGCTAACAGCTTATTTGGCTACGATCCTGAAAGAGAAACCTTAGAGGGAACTGGTAGGTCGTTTGCCCTTGGAGCTATTGGTGGCGGTGCTTTTGGTACTGCTGGAGCTTCACCTAGAATAGCTAGGGAAACTGCTGCTGTTCCACTTAAAGCTATTACCAAAGCGAATAAGGCTTTATCTGGTGTGAGCGAATCTTTAGCCAAGGGAACTTTAAAGGCCAAGGACATGGTAAAAAATGCACCTCTTACGGCTAAGGTTCTTGATGGGTTGATGAAGAATGGAATAGATGTTAGAAAAATTACTGAAAGTGTTTCTAAAAAAATAGTTCCAGTTACTAAGGACCTTATTAAATCCATAAAGGATAGTTCTTTTTTCCAGAAATCAATGCCAGTTGTTGATGATATTATTACACCAATATCATCTAAAATTAGATCAATAAATAAAAATGCTTTTATAGCATTAAATAGCTACAAGTCCGAAAGCAAAAACAAACAATCAGATTATTTTAAAAAGATTTTTCCTTATCTTTCAAAGCTTAATGAAATAGAAAAAAGCAATCCAGAAGATTATCAGTTAATTTACAATTCTTTTCATAAGACTAACAATCGTAATTTGCTAAATCCTATCCACGAAAAATACGAGATTAAAAAAGAATTTGATGAATACGTAAAAGCCCTTGAGGATCTACGATCAGAGGCATTATCCTCTGGTGTACAAGTTGGAGAGATAGAAGATTTTCTGCCCAGGAACATGAAGGACTACGATGGGTTTAGAAAGTATTTAGGTCTTCAAGGAAATGATGATATAGTTGAAAAGGCTCTGAAAAAAATGGCAGAGTCTGATGAAGATTATAGCGTTGATAAGGTTGGTGAATTTTTTGAGAAGATAATAATTGAAGATCTAAAAAAAAGCAACAATCCAAAGTATAAGGGCATTGGGACAAACCCATTAAAGAAAAGGGTAATTGATAATGTCTCTGATGAAGCTGTAAAGTTTTACCATACTCCTCAAAATGCCTCTGTTTATTACGTAAACAAAATGGTTAAATCTATTGCGGATGCTAATCTTCTCAGGGATTTTAATGCTGTAGATAGGTCTGAATTTAAAGACATTGAGCAGAGGGAAACCCAAGCTGAAGAAGTACAGGACAGGATTGTAGTTCAAAGCATTAACGATGAGAAATCTCCTAAGGGCATGGGTCCAACTCCAGTCGATCAAGGAGATGCCACCACCAGAACAAGAGATAAAGTTTCTTCCGATGAACTTCCTTATGTATTGGGGTCTAGCTTTGAGGTCAAGGGCATACCGATAAAGTTTGAGTCTAATGTAGATAAAGCTTTGTACGCCTATAATAAGTTCAAAGACTCCAGAAAGGATCAAAGTTTACGTACCTATCTTCGCAGACAACTAGACCTTGAAGAAGGAAAAAAGTCAGCAAGAGAAATACTAAGCAAAAGCAAAGAAGTTGTAAGTGCTGTAGGGAAAGCTGAGAGAAAATTCAAGAAAAAGGGAGGCGTTCCACCCCACTTGTCTAAATCTTTAGGAAGCGGAAGAATTGTAAAGGTTCTTAGAGATGAGCTTATTGAAGGAAGATTAGATCAAAAGGGTTACGACGATATCATTAGACTTTTGAGAGGGGCATTTAAATCAAACGCTAATTTTGTTTCTGAATCTTCTGCTGCCTATGGCAGAAAAGACTTTGCTAACTTTTCTAGGGGTGTTAAAAGCTTTACTACCTTAGCGTTTATGAGCAACCCTATGAGTACAGTTACCCAACTTGGTGACTTTGCCTATAATTTGTTTGAAAATAAACAGGCTGCTTTCCAGGGAGATAAAGACATTTCTTTTAGCTTAGAAGATCTTAACTTAGCTGGGCAGTCTGTCGGCTTTGAGTTTACGTCAGATGGAAGTATTCCAGATAAACTTCAAAAAGCCATTGATACTGTTTTTACATTGACTGGATTTCGTAAACTCGACGAAAAGATGAAAGAAAAATTCATCAATAGCACTTACGTAAGAGTCAAGAACCAACTTGGGAAGTCTGCCAACGAAAAATCTGCAAAAGTTTTTGATGAAATTTCGGATCTTATGGGTCCAGAAAATGCTCAAAAGGTTGTAAACGACATCCGAGCAGGAAGTAAGACTGATTTAGTTTCAGAGTTTTTATTTTACAAGCTTTCAGAAATAGCTCCACTCAGTAGATTGGATATGCCTTACGCTTATCTAACTAATCCAAAAATTAGGATGGCTTACGCACTAAAGAGCTACACAATGAAACAGTTGGACTACGCCAGAAGAAACGTATTTAAAAAGATTCTTTCTGGAAATGAAGATGAAGTTCAGGAGGGATTGCAGAATCTTTTTCAAATGCTAATATCTCTTATGATTGCTAATGCTCCTGTAGAATTTATTCATGCCTTCTTTAAAGAGGGATCTCTTCCTACTCTCTCAGACCTAACTACTGAAAACCTTTGGAGAGTTTTTGGTTTAAACTCATACACTGGTATGGTTGCCCAAAGAGAAGGCGTTGGTAGTGCTGCTGTTGGAATGTTGATTCCTCCTGCTGTTTCTTTGGTAGATGCTGCTGGTAAGGACATCGCTGGATTCAACTTCCCAGGAACTGAAGAATCTAAAACAACTCAGTTCATTCCGATAATAGGTAAGAATTTGAGCTGGGCTATGAAGCAGTCCAAAGAAGAATAAAAAAGGGCAGCAGGTTTTTAAGCCCACTGCCCTTGAGGTGCTGTGCGTGAGGAGAGCAGATCACTCTGGATCTGATGTATCGGGAGGGATAATTTCTTCTTCCTCTTTAGATGATAGAAACTCTT